TCATAAATCTATTGCGTTTTGAATTATTTCGTTTATTTCTTCTTTATCTTTCCCCGTCACTTCGATGATTAAGGAGGAAAGCGGGATTGTTCCTAAAAACTCATGCGTCTCATCAATCACCCATACCGGCGAATTGCTCTTTGTCATTAAAGGAAGTATATCCTCCAACACTGTATCCTCCAATACAGAATGTACTTCGGTACGCACAATCGTTTCAATGGATTTTTCCTGTCTGCTACGTAACTTAAGCAGGTCGTTCAGACGTACTTCTCCGACCAGTTTATCATCGGCGTCTATGACAGGTAATACGGTGATATTCTTCGCACGCATCTTACGAATCAATACTTCAGGTCCCTCTTTCTTCAGACGGGCCACCAGTGGTTTGTCAATCATTAAAGAAGAAGCGGTAATAATTTTACTCCTGTCCACGTTTTCAACAAAACGGGCTACATAATCGTTAGCCGGTTCGGTCAGTATTTCTTCTGAAGTACCTACCTGCACCACCTCTCCGTCTTTCATAATAGCAATACGGTCGCCCAGTTTAATCGCTTCACTCAAGTCATGGGTAATAAAGACAATTGTTTTTTTCATCTTCGACTGCAAAGCCAGCAGTTCATCCTGCATTTGCACACGAATCAGAGGATCGAGCGCAGAGAAAGCCTCATCCATTAGAAGTACTTCGGGATTATTAGCCAGAGCGCGGGCCAGTCCGACACGCTGTTGCATTCCACCGGAAAGCTCGCCCACCATCTGATTTTCATATCCTTTCAATCCGACAAGCTTCATGCTTTCCATCGCTTTCTTCTCACGTTCCTCTTTCTTCACTCCCTGAAGTTCGAGGCCGAACGCGATATTGCTCAATACGGAACGGTGAGGTAACAGACCGAAATTCTGGAAAACCATCGCCAGCTCTTTCCGACGAACCTGCAATAATTCTTTTTCGGAAATTTTAGATATATCTACTCCGTTTACAAGCACTTGCCCGGTAGTAGGACGTATCAGACGATTGATACAACGCAGTAATGTCGATTTTCCACTTCCCGAGAGTCCCATTATCACGAAAAACTCTCCTTCATTAATTGAAAGATTGGCATCTTTCACTCCTACCGTACAACCGGTATCTTTCAGAATTTCCTCTTTACTCTTATCTTTTTTCAACATCTTGAGGGCTTTCTGCTTCTCGTTACCAAAGATAAGGTACAAATCCTTTATTTCTATTTTACTCATATAATATATTGGTTTAGATTATAATATTTGTTTTGTTTTCAACTGCCGCATTCCTTATTCTCACTTACGATAAACAAGTTGAATGTTCGCATGGTTCAGTCATGTCACATGATAACATGACGGTCCGACGTTTTTTAAATGGTTTAAAAAAAACAGACAGAGTAGTTTAAAAGGAATAGAATTTAAATCCGGAAAAACCAGACGTGCCGCTTAACAAAAACGATGCGTTTCAAAAAGTACAAAAACGACGCGTACAAGAAAAACGGTGAGCGCGGTCCTATTCAGCATGATCAAAGCCCACCGTTTTTCTTTCACTTGAACCCTCTTTAAATGGCTTTAAAATATCATTTAAAAGCCATTGCAGATTCAAAATAATTTCCTATCTTTATGCAATTGTTAGGCTGCTATACCTGACACCTCATCCGGCTTCGTGTACAGCATCATGTCTGTATATTTAGCTTGATAGTTTACGCTTGCACTAAACTCCACTTTCCTGCATTCCTTGAATGGGCTGCCGACAAATGGGTTTCGGTCCATCCAGTCGCACAGTTCTAAAATGGAGGACTTGTTCGAGGTGAAGTACACGAACGAATGCCCTTTCAGAACGGTTAGTACATCCAGATAGTCAGCCAGACGCCAGAACATCTTGTAAGTACCCACCTCGGTGGAGAGGTACGGCGGATCAACCAGGAACACCACACCCGGAACATCTTTGTAACGTTTGAATACTTCCTTGTAGTCTTCGCTGGTTATAGTCAGTCCTTCCAGATAATCCTTTGCTTCGGGATAGTCTGTCTGCCGAATCCTATTGTAGATGGCTTCTTTCTTCATTCCTTCCAAACTGGTCACATATTTCATGGCGAACAACAAGGATGCGGAAACCGTGATATAATCCACGTAACCGTGCTCTTTTTCTTCCCTCTCAATACGAGCAAACATTTTATCGCGAACCTCCCCGGTTATACGTTTGTTTCTGGGTTCCCCTTCAGCTATCCGACGCAAATCGGATAACAGCACATTGGTGGCCGGGATATTTACAAGTCGGCAGCGGTAGTTGTCGAAGTCATTATACACAACGGTGGCATCAGGCCTGACACATTTGGTAATATGTGACAGCAGGCCCGAGCCGCCAAACAAGTCCACAAACACGGTGCTGTCCGGGAACTGTCCCAGCACCTTGATAAATTCCCTCGCAAACATGCGTTTCTGCCCCACGAAAGGAAGCGGGGCGGACAAATACATCTTTCTCATTTCATTCTGCTTTAAAACGGCCGCAAAGGTCCACAGAATAAACGAAAAACAGCGGGAAACATGAACTGTTCCCGCTGCAAGACATATACAGCAAACTACACGTTCAACCCGAAGCGGACCGTCTCGTCACCGGCGATCAGCGCACGGGTGCCCGGGATATTATTCTCGTAGATATGTACATTGCCCAGATAGAGAGTGATCGACTTCAAGGGAAGTTCTATCTGCCGCGCCATCAGGTACAGGTGGTAAATATCGGAAGGTAGCCCGAGGTTTGCGTCACTGCTGCGCTGGTAGGCGGACAGAACCAGTTCACCGCCATCTAACTGGAACTGTACCAGACTCAAACAGGGTGCCTGGTTGCTCTCGGCACCGGTTTCGCCCAGAAAAAGCACGTAGTTCTTGCTGTTGCGCCTCTCCCGGTTAATTTTCGCTATCAACGGAGGCAGCTTCTCGAAATAGGTCGGGTAACTGTTCACCAGGATGGAGCCGCAATAGTCCCACCAGTTGATGCCGGCCTCCCGGTACTTCTCCACGTTGCGCTCACCCTGCATAAATAACTGCAACTCGCTGCGGAGCTTCTTGCGGGCGATATTATACCCCTCGAATATGTCAAGCAGGTCCGCCGGTGTCAGTGACAGCTGCTCGTTCAGAAGGTATTGTATATTTCCCTTCTTGTTGGTCTGTGTTTTTCCCGTGGCAAGAATCTTGTCCAGGATACGGTAATACTTGTTCATAGCCATTTCCTCCTTCTAAATTTGAAACACCCTAAAGATAAGGGGAAACGGCACTCCCTACGACATAAAACAACCCGTTCACACTGCAAGCGTCTTGCAGTCGCTCTGGAATCGTTTCACCAAGGCATAAACCTTGCGTTCGCTCACCGAATACTTTTCGGACAATACGGCCACAGCATACGAGACTTTTTCACCTTGATCGAGTAGGCGGGTATAGTCCGCGTACAGGTCGATATACCGGGCATCTTCCAGACGGATGCCGGCCGCCTGAAGCCTTTTCAACAGCTCCCGGTTAAAGTTTAATATCTCAATCACTTTCATACAACAAAAAAATTATATCTTTGCATCGCCAATCATTTTTTAGACAACAAAAAAAACGTCAAACCGTGACAGAGGGTATTTGCCCCCGGTCGCGCGGTTTGGCGTTTCATGTTTATAAAAGTGATTGGCGTTACTTTTTAACAGGCCGGGGGCTTTTTTCTTATCCTCCCCCGAAGGATTTATTCCACCCGGTACTTCTCCGGATCAAAAGCGTCTTTCTTCCTCCAGCCGTCAGACAGCGTGTCCTGAACATGCTTCATGGCTTTCGTGTAGAAATCGGTCAGTTCCTCCAGTGTGACGAACTCCCGATATTGGGGAACCTCATCCGTACCGAACTTGAATGTCACGGGAAGCGTAGCACCACCAGTCTGTACGGCCAGATCATACGCTGCCTTATAATTGAACTGGTTTTCACTTGACAGCCATACCGGCATACCTTCATAGAGAAAACCGGAAAGTATCTCACGGTCAATTTGCTCATTACACCAGTCTGTAATGACGGACTTTATAGTATCCATGTGAGGTCTGCCGACAAAGCCTTCCTCCATGTAGGAGGCGGATCCGTCCTCACGTTCCTGTACATCCCAGCGGATGCGCCATCTGTTGCGTGCCGGGCTCACGCACTCGATCAGTTTTATCCCGGATGTTCCTTCTACCCGTTTCATGTAAATATGTATTTAGTTCGACCCTTGCCGAAGGTTTCCGTCTTGATGGTGGTCTCGAACGGGAAGCCGTCGGCATATCCTTCACTTGCAAGAGGATGTTCTTCATCTCCTCGCTGTTGGTAAAGAACTTTTTCGGTTCACCGTTCATCTCAATGGCCACGATACAGCGGTCCTCGCCCTGTTCGGTCTTGATGCCCGTCTCGAAGTCCTTCACCACAATCGGTAAGTTCACCAGCTCCCGGATGCTTACCACCACCCCGGGAAAACGTTTCTTGCCGTCCTCCGGCTTGTAGGAAACGTTCAAGTCTTTAAATGATCTCATGTCTTTGCCTGTTAATTTTTTAAACAACGTATGACAGTCGGCGTGCTTGGCCATCCCGTAGAACGACGCTATCAGCTCACGCCTCCTCCTTCTCGATTTTACCTCGTGCATTTTTCGGGCGAACTTCTGCTTGATGCGCTTGCGAAGGCGGACATGGTCCGCACCGAAAGTCACATACCCCAGAAAGTCGATGCCCTCGCCCGGCGGGAACACGCGCTCGTTCCCCTTCACCAGGAGACCGGCACACTCCATGCGCCCGTGGACGGCATCACGAATCTTCCACAGTTCCGCTTTCGTTTTACCCAGTACGACGCCGTCATCACAATAGCGGTAGAAATGACGCACGGCATACCTGTCCTTCAGATAATGGTCCAGATACACAGACAAAAGCAAATTGCCCAGCCCCTGCGAGCTGCGCAGGCCGATACTCAGACCTTCAGGCATCAGGCGGATAAAGCTCTCCAGCATGGTCACGAGCTTTGCGTCCTTGAACACCCGGCTGACGCAATACATCACAAAATCCTGCTTCACGCTCTCGTAGAATTTGGTGATGTCAAACTTGTAACAGTAACGTGTACCATCAGGGTCTTCGGCCATGTCACGGCGGACATACGCCAGGAGGTCGTGCATCCCCCGTCTCTTGATACTGGCGGAGGTGGTACGGATGAAACGTTTCCGCAGATGGCGGTCCACCACCGCCATGATGGCATGCACGGCGATGCGGTCCTTCATCGGGATCACCTGAATGCGGCGTAGCTTGCCGCCCTCGATGATCTCGCGTTCACGGTAGTCCTTCACGCGGAAAGTACCGGATGCGATCTGCGCGACCAGCTCCTCCAACACCTCGGGCTTATGCGCGAGCAGATAGCACCCCTGGCGGCTGCGTTTACGCTTGCTGCCGCGAAGGACCTGCCGGAAGGAAGCCTCCATGTTGGAAGGCTCCACGATCTCCTCGATGATATACCCAACCCTGCGCATAAATTACTGTTTATTGCTTTTAATACGGGGCCTTCAATCCCCCGGGCCCGGCTTCTTCGAACCGTTTCCGGCCTACCAAACCCTACCCGACACTTTATTTTTCAGTTTTCCGGCCCTTACGGACCGCTGTTACTGCGGCTTGCCCCCCTCGGCACCACGGTGGGGACAAGTCCCCGGTGTTGTACGCCGATTAAAATTTCCTTTCGATTGTTGTTCAGACGAGAACCGATGTTCGTGTTCGTATTCGAGGAATCGTTGTTCGCATTCGACATCGAAACACCGCCATTCGGGTTCGCGTTGTTGTTGCCACGATAGACCACACGGACTGTAGCGGTGCTTATCCAGTACATGTCGGTATA